TTCCGCGCTTATCCCTTCTGGCCTCCCAATCAACTGTCTGCATCGCCGCTGAAACAAGCGGGTCTTCCGCAGGCTTCTGAGGCTCGTCGGAAATAATTTCATAACCAACGCTTGGCATCTCGTATCCTTGTTCGGGCTGGACCGGAGTCTCTGTCTTGATCGGCGCAACTTGCTGCAATCCGGCCTGCCCTTGCGTGGGGCGAGCGGCCGGTTCTACCTTCTTAAACATTTCCGCCATCTTCTTTTCGTATCTTTGCATTTTATTTCTCCATTGGAATTAAATCATACCTATTTAAGCTTAAAAATTGTCTCAATCCATCATCAAACCCTTTGTCATAATTATTTTTTAATCTTTTAATTTGAAATTCTGGATTTGCAATTATGAAAGTTGGGCTTTCAACGTCCCTGTCTACAAGGGCTTTCCTTCTGCGCCCAACCTCTTCTTGGAAATCTGCATATTGTTCCTCCGTAAGCCTGTACGTCGTTCCCTTGATTGTTATGTTTCTGCCAGGAACCGACGGAAGTACATCCGGGTTTTTTGTGTCTTTCCATAGCCTGTAAAGAAATAAGTTGGACTCGTCCGACTTGACCGACCTGCTTCTCGTCACATCAAAGAAATTGTAGAAGAATGGGTTTTCACCCTCAGGCGTTTGCTTGATTGGCTCTCCCCACAAATTTCTTGTTAGCGGGAGTTTTTCGAGATTCAAAGCATTTGCGGCAAATTCAGGCATTTTTGATTTTAACACATTCTGGAATCCCTTAAGCTTGTCATCTGACTTTATATCAACCATGTACTCTCTGTATGCCCGATTGATGGCTTGCAATGTTCCAGGAAATGCTACTGATGAAATCGAACCATATAATGCCTGAAGATATCCATCATACTGCTCTCTGTTAATCGCGTTCAAAAGAGTGTTTGTGCTTTTTAGGAATGTTTGGTTTAAGGTGTAGCTTGCAACATTTGGTATGCCAAGAAATGCCACATTGGCTGCGTCTTCAATAATTCCAGAACTTCCCTCTTTTGAGAGGACGTTTGCATATACATTAAAAACAGTTCCAAGATATCCAAAATTTTCAAAACTTCTTATTTCATCACCTGGCCGTATTGATGGGTCTTCGCCGCGAAGAAGTCTTTCAAGGCCGGATTTGTTTAATGTATTTTGGGGTTGAACCTCGTACTCAATACCGCGCTGTTTTTCGCTCTTGCCTCCAGATCCGACAATAAGACCAGCCCTGTAAAGTGCTGATGCGGCCATTCCCATTACTGAGCCAACAATACCCCTAGCAGCCATATCCAACGCCTGCCTTCGATCACCTTTGTTTGCGTAGTATATTGATTTTACAAAAGCAATGGGAGGAACCGCAATATCAACAACGTCACTTACCACATTAACTGGCGTTTTAATATAGGGAATGTTTGCCCTCAGGAGCAACGGCCCAACCGCAGGTATGCTTGCAATAACATCAGCCACTCTTTGAATTGCGCTTGTAAGCTTTGTGTTTTGCTGAAAGGTTGCCTTGGCTGCCTCATTCTCAATCGCACTTAATTCAGATTTTTTCGGAAACCTTGCTGCTGCTAATGCCTCTTCCCTGCTGGCTCCTTTTAGCAATGCCCTTTCCGCAACTAGCCTTGCCTCTGCCGCCCTTCTAAATGGCAAATCTCCGACAGCAAGACCCCTGCCCATAGGCTCCGTATATGAACCGATCACACCCTCAGCAAACTTTCTGATTCTGTCTGCGACCGCAACCTTTCCTTTTTCATTTACAACAAGGTCTTTGCCTGTTACGGCTTGTGCAAGGGATCTAAATACATCCGTACCCTTTACGCCCTCGCCTGCAAGCGCAGCTTTTTCAGGTATGCCTGTTTTAAAAAATGTTCTTCCAGCTTCTTTAAATCCAGACATTGCGCCGCCAATTGCGGCCTGTGCGGTTGTTGGCGACTGTGCAATTGTCTTTGGTTGTTTTGATAAAAATGAAATAACTGAATCACCCACATTCGCAATCGCCCTTACACCGGTTTGGGCAACTGCTCTATTTACGTTAAAGAAAATATTTTTTGTTAATGATAGCGGAGTCAACAATGTAAGCTGAATTGCCTGCGGAACGGTTTCAGTTAAAAATCTTTTTGGTATTACATTTCTTGAATATCGTTGAAGTTCTACAGCATCACGCTGTGCGGTTTTTTGTGCTTCTTCGGCAAGTTTTGCTGAATCGTCCGTTAGGTTATTTCTATAATTGTTTATTGCAGCTTTAAGCGCATCTTTTGATTGTTTGCTTTTATTAAATAAATCTGTAAGCCTTTGCTCAACTTGTGCTGGTATTTTTCTTCCAACAGATTCAGCTTGTTGTTTTAAAATTGAAACGTAACCGGCTGGAGTATTTATATATTCCTGTGCATTTCTTAATCCAAGTCCAAACAATGAGTTTAGTTTAACAAACTCATTAAAATTTGCCGCTGCATTGGCTGGATTTTCGTCCACCTTTCTTCCATAAAGAAGTGCGCTTGCCCCCTGAACTTCAATTGGATCGGTGCTTTCTCTTGCAATTTTTTCAAGTTCATTTGTTGGCAAATCCTCAAGCTCTCCTCGCTTTGCCGCAACTCCATAAATTTTCCTTACCGTATCCGGCTGAGTTGCAATCTCGGCCTTAACGGCAGTTGGAACTTTCTCTGATTTAAGCTCACGAAGCGCAGTTTGGGCTATTGCATAACCCTTGGGAGGTTCTGGCATCTTAAATTCAGGTGCTTTAACTCCACTTTCGAATCCTGCCTCACCAACTGTTCCAGGTCTAATTGGCTGACCAGCGGTAGCCTCTTCCGTTGCCCTTGCAACAGGCGCAATCTGCGGTTTAAAGGCTTGCTGAAATCTGTCAATAGCAAGCGTAGGTCTTGCTGCACCGGCACCAATTGCAATTGGTGTCGCAATTTCAAGCGAAGTTGTGGCTATTGGGTATCTGGATTTATCGGCCTCGCGAAGCCTTTGGTAATCCTCATATCCCTGCTCTCCGGCCAAAAGCCTAGCCAAACCTTGCTGGCCTGTTTCGCCTATTTTATATCCAAGCGTACCGCCAGCCAATGCACCAGCAGCTATGCCAACAGGGCCGCCTGGCACACCAGCAGCAGCACCCAAAAGAGTTCCAGCTACGGCAGAGGCTCCAGGAATAACCTGCTCTCCAACCGATCTTAACGATGCTCCGATAAGAGATGGATTTACCGGCTCGGTTGGCTCTGCCTGAACGGATGGTTTCTCGGCTTGCTTGGGAGTCGTAATTTCCTCAACAACCTCGTATCCGGCCTGCTCTTCTGGCAGGACTTCGTATCCGGGCTTTTCGTCCTCTAGGACTTCGTAGCCCATAAATTAACGGGTCAGTCTTACTTTTGCCGGACCAACCGTGCCATCTGCTTTTTTAACGTTTTGAAGGATGATAATGTCCCCAACCTTTGCGCCTGCGGATTTGGCTGCGGCCTCGTCGGCATAGGATGGGATTTCTGCTTGTTGCGCTGGTGCCTGCTGGGCTTGCGGCTGTTGTGCCTGTTGGGCTGGCTGTGCTGGTTGTGGTTTTGTGACAGGCGGAACACCGTAAGAAGATGGCATTGTTTCTGATGTCATGGATTGCGCTCCAAAACCGGCACGCATATATTTTTCCTGTTGCTCCTTAATCCTTGCGTCAATTTCAGACATTTGCTCTGTATAAGGTTTTGTGATTGGAAGAATATCTAGTCCAGGTCTTACATTTCCTTTATTTATTTCAGATCCTATTTTCGCCCTTTCAAGATTTAACTTATCCATTTCAACCTGTGCCTTGGTCATCTCTTTCTTGTAATTTTCCATCTTAACACTTTGATCCATCATCCAATTCATTTCCTGCTGTTGCTTCCATGCCTGTTTTTGCTCTGGACTTAAGGCACGAAAATCAACCATTTCACCACCAACATTGATCTTGAAATTTTCATAAGGCATCACTTGTCTTGATGCCTCATACTCTCTTGCCATTCTGTCTTCTTGGTATCGGCGAAGTTGCTCCTCCTGTAATGATTGGGTCATTTCCCGTGCTTTTTTGGTTTCCGGCCCCTCGATATTAAACTGAATCGGCATAACTTCTCCTTATTTGCTAAAGCTAAAGCTCGGTATTAAGCCGCTAATTCCGCTAAGAATCGAGCCAAATTGCTGTGCGCCGGTCGGCTGTGATGCGACAGCACGAGTATAGGCTCCGTAGGTTTGAGCCTGATAGTCAGACATGGTTCCGTAGATGTTGGCTGCATTGCCAGCAAGCTGTACTGGAATTTCTGGATTTGCAGCTTGATAAAACCGCTGCGGCATACCCTGAGTCTGGAACTGCCCAGGCAGGGGTTGATTGGCCTGAATGTACTGTTGCGCCGCAAGGTTCTGCTGTCCTAGCCGTTGCTGGGCCAAGTTGGCAAGCGAGGGTCCACCAGCCAGGAAGCCGGAAGCCGCGCCAAGGCGTTGCTGGGTCAAGCTTTCGCGAAGCGCGAGGTCACGGGCGGCTGCGCCACCTGTCGTTTCGCCGGAAGCCAGGAATTGCTGCGCCGCCCCGTAACGCGCAAGCTTGCGTTGTTCCCCGGCGGCACCGATCTGCGCCGCTTCCTGCACTGCCGGTCCAAGACCGAAGATGTTGCCACGGGCGGTCTGGGCGGCACGCACCGCCTGCTCGTATCCACGCCTTTCCTCGGCTCCCAAGGTCGAGCCAAGGCGAAGCTGGTTGAGTGCTTCCTGCTCGATGGTGTTGCGTAGTTGCTCGGTCTGCGGAGTCGTCGTCGCAGGCAACTCCTCCGTCGCAAGCTGACGATAGCGTTGCCCGAGGCCGACTGCGGTTTTGTAGGATTCCGGGTCAATCTGTTTGAGTTGTTCGCCAGCGCGTTCCTCAGGCAACTTGATAAACTCACGGAACGCTGTGATCTCTTTAAGTCCCTCATCGTCGGCGGTTGTGATTGGTTTGAAATCGGCGATCTGTTGCCCAGCCTTTGTTACCGCACCCTGCACGCTGGCAAGGTCTGCCTTTAACTGGTCAATGGAAACTTGGGCAGAGGTTCTACGAGGATCTTTTGCCGGAAGGCTTTCAAGCAATTGATTGGCCGCATCAATACGCGCCTGAATTCCTGCAATCTGCGAGTTTCCGTCTTCCGCAATACGGTTAAGGCGACCGAGGCGGGTTGCGTTGTAATCGTCAACAATCTGCTGGTCGGATACTTGGAAGTTTAGGCGAGAGCCAAGATCTGACGAGCCATAGTTCCTGCCAGAGCCAAGCTGATTGAGTGCCTGATTTAATCCAGCACCAACTCCGGCAAGTCGATCCCGGCCAGTAAGACCGGCAATTTGTTCGGCTAGTGTATTATATGATCCTTCGCGATTGTAAATTGCATCCTGCAATTCGGTTTGCGCCGAAAGAAGCTGTGTAAGAGTTTTTTCGTATTCAGGATTTTTTTTAACATTTGTTACAGGAACATCAACATATCCGGTAATTCTTGTTCCGCTTCTTGGATTTCTTGCTTTAGCAGCTTGTTTTGATGTAGATGTTTGTACACTAAAACTTTCCATTTCGGAAAGTTTTGTGTTCAGATCTGTTACTTTTTTACGAAGATCTTCTACGCTTGCCATATTAAATCTCCCCAGCCCTAAACTTCTCGGTCGTCTTCTTTTGAGCCTCTACGTTACGCGCCAACACATCGCCAATCTCGGTGGTATAGGCAGGCGCACCGATCTGCGGAGCAATGCCTCCGGTGTAATTGACCGGAGCCACGCCGCCGCCGTAGGCAACCATTGGCTCCACGCTGGCAAACGGGCTAACCCCATAGGTGCGCTCGAACTGGCGGGTAAGCTGACTTCCAAGCCCACGATTCAGGGCAAAGGCTTCCGGGCTATACTCGTACTGCCGACGAAGCGTTTCCATCGTGCGTTGCGGTCCGTACTGCCTCTCAAGCTGGAGGCCGGTCTGAACCTGGGCAAGCTGGTCGGCGGCGGAAAGCTGGCGTTCCAACTGACGCTGTTCGGGCATATACTTGATTCGAAGGGCGTTTTCCAAGGCCGCAATGTCTGGAGCCTTCTCAACGTAGGTTTCCAGCGAGGATCGGTAGAAAAGGGAATTGGCCTGCGCCGCCTTTAGGGGGTCGGGAGGAGGAGGGGGTGCCGGGATGGATGGTCCGCCGCCCATTAGTTTAGTGCCTTTCGCATAAAATTGTAGTAGTCGTACTCCTTGTAAAAGCCGTTACGCTTGAATGTGATCCTCCTGCGCGGACCGAATCTATCCCAAAGGATACTCAGCAGGCACTTTAGAGCCTTGCGACTCAAAGCGTTACTTTTACCATCAATCGAGGTCACGGTCAAGTCCACGAACACACTCTCTCCAGCTTCGTCATGTTCATAAGGCTCAGGGGCTTCCATGCCCTTAATGCACCTGGCAATGGCTACCCCGGCAACCTCATCCCCATCCTTGGCTACCCCAACCAATCCACGCTCAGAGTGCCAATCAAACCATTCCCTAAAGGTTGGCCAGGTTGATTCCGGTACGCCGGAAGCCTCGATAAACTCCACAGCCGTCACGAGATGTTCTTCTGCACCTCAATGGTGTCAGGATTGGCCGCAGCCGTGATTTGGCGGATGGCCATTTTGTTGGCCGCCGATTGGATCTTGATATTCAACAAACGCCATTTCTGGTACGCCCGTAGGTCGCTGGCAAGCCTTTTCTTGACCGAGGACGGCAACTGAGCCGGGAGAACAAAGGGCAGGGTTAGAGCGGCACTGGAGATATTGAGGTTGGGCTGAACGTCAATATCGCCAACATCAATATCCCGCTGGATGGAGATGGTCGTATCGGTAGAAAATGAGTCGTCAAAGACAATCTCAAAGTGGCTGCCATGCTTTTCGGCAAAAGGATCGCCAAAGTCCATATCAGCGGTGCGGACATAGGATTCGTAGTCAACTCCGGCATCTTGGTAGTCGGCAATTGTGACCTGTGCCGGGGTCTTGTATCCACTGTACTTTTGGATCTGTCCCGTGGTGGACTTCTTCATCAGCCGAAGCCCTTCGTCTTGGAAATTGGTCAAAGCAAACTGCATTACATTCGGAGTCCAAGTCCCCTCAAATGCCCCCAGTACCGTGTTGTACACAATGATGGTATCGTTAAAATCGTTTGACGCTGTCGGCACGGCAAGGAAGTAGCGGTTGTCGTAGAAGGCCGCCGTGCAGATCCCAATCTCGGCCACGTTGATTTCCTGAATCACATCCTTGACAACCTCTGACAATGGCAGACCTACCGAGGTGAAATCGTCCGCCGCAGACCGGACCAGCGAGCGGATGCCGTCATCGGAAAGGAAGAAGATGTCGGAATTGACCTGTACGGCTGAACCTTCCGCCACGCACCCGGTGTTATTGGAGATAAGCTGGATCACCCAATCCGCCGCGCTGGTCATGTCGGGAGGGATCGTTACCTGGAATATGCGCCGTTTCTTGAAGACGATGATTCGGTTCTCGTAATAGGGAACGATGGCGGTGATCTCATCTCCGTCATCGGCGTTTACGATGACCGAGTTTGCCGCATCCCAAATGGAGGCATCCAGAATGTCGGAAGCGTAAAGCGTGTTGCGATTCCCGGCTGATCCAACGCCAAAGAGGCGGTTGCCGGTGTTGATTAAAAGCCTGAGATTGAGCGGAGGCGGGCTTACCGTGGCGGTTGCGGTAGCACCGGAGCCATTGCCAATAATGGTTACGGTCGGTGCGCCGGAATAGCCAGAACCGCCATCCACCACGGTTACTCCGGTTACAGCCCCACCGGCCACTTGCGTAATTAGGGTCGGAAGCGTGCCACCCCAATCCGGCCCGGTAACGATGGCAGTTGCGCTGGTGTAGCCGGTGCCGCCCGTGGAAACGGTAATCGCCCTGACCTTGCCCCCCTGCCTTGTGGCAATGTCGCCGTCGTAATAATAAAGAGGTCCGTCGGCATCGGCCAGATACATCTTGTCGTTGAACTGCGCCATGCTTACCTTGGTATCGAAAGTTGTTGAAAATCCGTCAGCCCATTGTTGTGCGTCATTGTCCCATGTGCTGTTGGTATTGTTCCAAATCTCGTCGGCTGGATGTAGGGTTGCGCTGCCGTTGGAGTTGATGCTGTAAAGCCTGCCTTGCGTTACGCTGACAAGATCCTCGTATTGCGCTGTATCAAAATACCGCATTCCTCCAATCGACCCCTCTTGGCTGGTCGCCGTGGTGTTGAAGTTGACCAACCCACGCCGGGTCTCAAGGCTCCCC